GACGAGGCACACCACTGTATTTCTGACAGCTACCAGAGGGTACTGCAGCATTTTTCAGAGGCAAAAGTCCTTGGTGTTACGGCAACCCCGGACAGGGGTGACATGAGAAACCTGGGCAGTGTGTTTGAAAGCCTGGCTTATGAATATACACTGCCAAAAGCCATTAAGGAAGGATACCTGTCACCGATCAAGGCGGTCACGATCCCGTTAAAGCTAGATCTTACGGGCGTTGGGATGCAGTCAGGTGATTTTAAGGCAGGGGATCTGGGGACAGCCCTGGATCCATACCTATATACAATTGCAAAAGAAATGGGAGAGTATTGTCGGAATAGGAAGACGGTTGTATTCCTTCCGCTGGTGAAAACAAGCCAGAAGTTCAGGGATATCCTGAATGAAAAGGGATTCCAGGCTGCCGAAGTGAACGGGGACAGCCAGGACAGGGCGGAGATCCTGAAGGATTTCGAAGAGGATCGCTATAATGTACTGTGCAATTCCATGCTGCTGACAGAGGGCTGGGACTGCCCGTCAGTGGATTGTGTTGTTGTATTGAGACCGACGAAGGTCAGGAGCCTTTACTGCCAGATGGTGGGAAGGGGGACAAGGCTGTCCCCAGGAAAAGAGCATTTGTTGCTTTTGGATTTCCTGTGGCATACGGAACGCCATGAGTTGTGCCATCCGGCGCACCTGATCTGTGAGAGCGAGGATGTCGCTAGGAAGATGACAGAGAACCTGGAAGAAGCGGGATGCCCGGTGGATATCGAAGAGGCCGAAAAATCCGCGTCAGAGGATGTCGTGGCGCAGAGGGAAGAGGCGCTGGCAAAGAAGTTGGCAGAGATGAAGCGCAGGAAGAAAGCATTGGTAGATCCGCTGCAGTTTGAGATGAGCATCCAGGCAGAGGACCTGGCTGGTTATGTACCTGCATTTGGTTGGGAGATGGCGCCTCCATCCGATAAGCAAAAAAATACGCTTGAAAAGCTGGGGATCATCCCGGATCAGATTGATAATGCAGGGAAAGCCTCCAAGATACTGGAACGCCTGGACAAGCGGAAACGGGAAGGGCTTACAACGCCGAAACAGATACGATGCCTGGAAAAATATGGATTCCAGCATGTGGGCACATGGCAGTTTGAAACGGCAAAGAACCTGATCAACCGGATCGCAGGCAACGGTTGGCGTGTGCCGAATGATATCATTCCGCAGGAATTTATAGGAGCGTAGAGAGTATGGGACACCGGACAGACTTGACAGAGATCATAGAATATATAGACCCTTCCGGATGCGGTTACCAGGAATGGGTGAATGTCGGCATGGGCCTGAAGCATGAGGGATACCCTGTGTCTGTCTGGGATGAGTGGAGCCGCAGGGATGCAGGCAGGTACCATGCAGGCGAATGTGAAAAAAAGTGGCGCAGTTTCCGTGGGAATTCTTCCCCGGTCACGGCAGGCACCATCGTGCAGATGGCCCTTGACCGGGGATGGAAGCCGTCTTATGGCGGGCGGGAGCTTGACTGGGATGATGAACTCAGTGCAGAAGATTATGCAGTTGTGGACAGAAAGCGGATGGAAAAGAAGGAAGTAAACGAGCCGGAGGAATGGGACCCGGCGGGGCAGTTGATCAAGTACCTTGAAATATTGTTTGAAGCATCTGAAAGAGTTGGCTATGTGACCCGGACCTACGAAAGGGACGGCAGATTCCTGCCGTCAAAAGGCTGCTGGGATAGGACTGCAGGGCAGTTGATCCAACAATTAAGTAAGTGTGGAGACGATATTGGTTCGGTACTGGGAGACTATAACCCGAAAGCGGGGGCATGGATCCGTTTTAACCCGTTAGACGGCAAGGACTGTAAAAATGAGAATGTGACAGAGTTCAAATACGCGCTTGTAGAATCAGATACGATGGAGATAGAGAAACAGAATGCGGTCATCAGAGAACTGGAGTTGCCAGTAGCATGTCTAGTCCATAGTGGAGGCAAGAGCTTACATGCCGTTGTGCGTGTAGATGCATCGGATTACAAGGAATATCGGAATCGTGTGGATTATCTATATAGAGTGTGTGAAAAGAATGGACTAAAAGTGGATGGGCAGAACAGGAATCCGTCCAGGCTTTCCCGGATGCCGGGTGTGATCCGTAATGGGAAGAAGCAGTTCCTGGTAGATACGGATATCGGAAAGCAATCCTGGGAGGAATGGCATGAATGGATAGAAAGCATAAATGACGACCTTCCGGAACCAGAACGGCTGGAGGATGTGTGGGACGATCTGCCGGGGCTGTCGGCACCGCTTATCAATGACGTCCTGCGCCAGGGGCATAAGATGTTGATCTCAGGACCGTCCAAGGCAGGGAAATCATTTATCCTGATAGAACTAAGCATTGCGATCGCGGAGGGCATAAAATGGCTGATATGGGAATGCGCGAGGGGAAGGGTGTTGTATGTGAACCTGGAACTTGACCGTGCGTCCTGTCTGCACCGTTTTCACGACGTATACAAAGCAATGGGGATACAGCCGAAGCATCTGGACAACATTGATATCTGGAATTTAAGAGGGAAGGCTGTGCCGATGGATAAGCTGGCGCCCAAACTGATCCGCAGGGCTGCAAAGAAGGATTACATAGTGGTTATCATAGACCCGATCTACAAGGTCATCACTGGTGACGAGAACAGCGCTGACCAGATGGCGAACTTCTGTAATCAGTTCGATAAAGTATGTACGGAGCTGAATGCTGCCGTGATCTACTGCCATCATCACAGCAAGGGCAGCCAGGGAAGCAAGCGTGCCATGGACAGGGCGTCCGGATCGGGGGTGTTTGCCAGGGATCCGGATGCGATCCTGGACCTGATCGAGTTGGATGTGACGGAAGACCTGTTGAAACAGCAGATCAATAATGCCGTCTGTGATGCCTGTACAGGATACCTGAATGAACAGTATGACGACTGGGAGGATGACATATCCCAGGATGACATGTGCAGCCAGGTGCGGATGAAGGAATACTGCAAAAAGAAACTCTTTAAAAAGCAGTATGATGAGTTGGAAGGACAGATCCGGCAGGCGGAGCGCCGGGCGCGTGCAAGGACAGCCTGGCGGATCGAAGGGACGCTCAGGGAGTTTCCGAAGTTCGAGCCGGTCAACCTGTGGTTCGATTACCCGGTACATCGCACGGACAGTATAGGCGTGCTGAAGGATATCCAGCCCGAGGCGGAGAAAGCGCCGTGGCAGAAAGCAGCGGGAAAGAGGAAGACGCCCGCGGATAAGAAGAAGGAACGGAAACAGTCAATAGAAACGGCATACGAAGCCTGCGGGATCAATGAGAAAGTGACGGTTGAAGATATGGCGGAGTATATGGCGGTCACGGAGAAGACAGTCAGAAACCGTCTGAAAGAGCATGGGGGATTCGTGATTGAGGAGGGAAATGTAAGGAAAAAAACGTAATTTTCCCTTTCCCTCACAGGGAAAATCTGAGGGAAAAAAACGTCACGTCATTTCCTTTCCCTCTGAAAGGATCCGAGGGAAATTTTGAGGAAAAAAACGTCACGTATTTTCCGTTTCCCTAGGGAAGAAAATGACTATATATACTACGTATATATAAAAGCGTTTCTTTCCCTGACGGTCAAGGGGGAAAGTCGTCGTGCGACAGCTTACGCACGACGACTCCTTCCCCTGCTCCTTGACTAAAAATGATTTTCCTTCAATTGTAATTTTGCACGTTAAAGGAGTGGAGTGAACGTGATTGATTTTTTTATGCCAATGATACCGCCCACCTGCACATACCAGGAAAAGAAGGTGGCGGTGATTAATGGCAAGCCGGTGTTCTATGATCCGCCGGAAGTAAACCAGGCCAGGCTGAAGCTGTGCGGGCATCTGGCGAAGCATAAGCCGGCACAGAGATATGACTGTGGAGTCCAATTAGTTTCAAAGTGGTGTTTCCCGAGGGGGAAGCATCGGCAGGGGGAATACCGGGTTACAAAACCGGATACGGATAACATCCAGAAGCTCCTGAAGGACTGTATGACGTCAGTAGGGTTCTGGAAGGATGATGCACTGGTGGCGTCTGAGGTCATAGAGAAGTTCTGGGCGGATCCGCCGGGGATCTACATCATGGTCAGGGAGCTGGCAGAACTATGATTATGGGATTTACAGAGGCGTCCCGCATGTTCAGGGATGTGTGGAGCCTATACAGGAGATATGCAGCCAGGAGGTTGGATGAAGCTGGAATGGATGAATTCAGGGATCATGTCAGCGTAGTCTATGAGAAGTACAAGGCACCTTTTGCAAAGGAGATCCTTCTGGCTGTGGTTGGTGAGATTGAACGTACTGCCAGGTTTTATGACAGGCAGGAAAAAGGAGAAAGAGGCTGTGGGTAGAAACAGAGAAGAGCAGGCACGCCTGGAAGGAATGGCGCAGGCTTTGCGGGTAGCAAGGGAGAAAGGGATAGAAGGCCTGGAAGATGAGATCAGGATGCGGAACATTACAGGCCTTCCCTGTGCAGTGCCAAAGAAGGCAATAGACGAATGCATCCAGAATATCAAGAACAATGTGGTGGATACGTTTACCGTCCTGGTGGCGTATACCCTGCATCACAAGTTCGGATACGGGAAGACCAGGCTTGCACGGTTTGCGGAAGAGTTTAACTTCCAGGCGGAATGCTTAACAGAGGACTATTGCACGTGGGGAATGTAAACTGAAAAAATTGTTTGAAGCGTTAAGCTGAAAGTTAGCGGAGGTAGAGATGGAGATAAATGAGGTTTTGAAAGATGTACTCAATGAGCCGCAATTGGCTAAGAATGGCTGCCTTGATACCGATGTGTTTTTTTATCTTTCGGGGAGGCACCCTGAACTGACGATTAGACAGGCAGTGGAGGTTGTTGAGCTTGCCCGTAAAGAATGTGCAGCTGTTTGAGGACTGGATCGGGCGTAGGAAAAGGGAGAAAAGCAGATGAATAAGGAATATTCATGGACTGAAAACCAGGCAGATGATATTTGGTATCATGGAAAATTTGATTCTATTGAAGCATGTATAAAGGATGCCATAAATTGCGGAAAAAAGCCTGGAGAGAAGATTGTTATAGGGATTTGTGAAGCTTACGTTCCGCATTTGAATGCAGATACTTTACTGGATCAGGTAGGCGAAGATGCTTATGAAGAAGTCGGAGAGGCGGCAGAAGGTTGGCCAGAGTTTGAGAACCGGAAAGGCTATAAAAAGGTTGACAAGCTGCAGGAAAAAATTGATAAGGCATTCAATGAATGGTTGGAGGAAACAAATCAGGTGCCAAGCTTCTACCGAATACTGCCGTTAGCAGATTTTGTGACAATTCCAAAGTAGTAGAACATTGATAACTGAATACTGGTGATTGGGAAGATAGAAAAAGATGCCGAAAAATTGCTGAAAATGTCGAAAGGATTTTCTTGTGGAAGGGCAAGGCATTAGTATAAAATAAAATGATGGCGGCTGGTTGATAACAGATTCATTTAAAAGTCATTTGTACGTTTTCCGGAATAAGGTGGACCGGATACTATCTGAAGTATGTATCTACCGTCTGGCAGTTTTATCCTTAGCGTATATCAAGTATCTCTTTAGTATCTTAAAATATTTTGTCAAATCCTTGTAGATGTCAAGCGATATGGATATCAGGGTCAGCAGGACGAAGAAGTCGTAGCCTGTGACCCGGTAACCCAGATACGCGATCATAAAGCTAATGATGTAAGCCATGATAACCTCCGGTGGAAAAGGTGAAGGTTGGCCGCCATCACACGGATATTATAACAGAATGTATACAAATTTCCAATCATCAGTATTTGGTGGTTGGATTTTTTTATGGGAGGCAGGATATGACAGAGAGAAAGAAAGTGACATATAAGCATCTGAAGAAGGGACAGGAGATCAAAGGTGTAGAATATGAAAACTGTTCTTCCAGTTTTATAGCCTACGTCAAAGATATTAATCCGGCATTTGTGACGGTAGAAAAGTGGAATCCGGGAGGAACTGAAGAAAAGATCAATGCGGAGGCAATGTTCCTGATAGAGATGATGGAAGAAGAGATCCGTGAAAAGTACAATAAAAAGGCAGGGGACATAGTCCGGAATATCCAGAACAGCATGCTGTATGATGAGATCGGGTGCCACGAGATGGATAACAGTTGGTTATATGGTGATCCCTGGGAACTGGCGCAGAAGTGCGCCGGGAAAAAGCTGTCTATATTGGGACATTGCAGGGATATCACACCAAAGACTGCAATATTTTCCGGGGACGTGCTTGACGTGGGCGTGTGTGCGGAGGATGAAGACGGTAATAGGTTCTGGTGCCATTTCAAGTCTGAGCATATCCGGATGCTGGTAAGAAGCTATGAGAGGTACCAGGAACAGAAGGCGAAAGGTGAAGGCGGTACAGGAAGTGTCCCGCAGAGGAAAAGGTGCATGAGGTACAGGAAGTGATACTAAGAGGCAAAACGACGAATCAGGAGAAGAGAGTGTGTGAATATCATTAGGGGATTTAAGAGGATTGTGGAGGGAAGGGAAATATGGAGAGATTGACAAAGTATTCAAACGACCTTATACGAAACAAGGCGGTTAATATTCTCCGCAAACTGGATAGTGAAAATGGATTAGATGGTGATGAATTGGCGCTTATCAGTTCATTTTGCTTAATAGAACGTATGGAGAATAAGCAATTAAAGAAATACGAGGACTTAGAGGAACAAGGGAAACTGTTGAAACTGCCTTGTGCGGTGGGTGATACGGTGCATCATTTATGTACTTTTAAAAACGGAGAATCAGAAATAATTGAAATGAAAGTTGAATGTGTTGAGCCGTGTGGAGCAATCAGGCAGCACAAGGGAGTATGCGAAATTTGGAACGTATACGCAGAAACAGATTATACAAAAGCATATTTTAAATTCTTTGATTTCGACAAAACCGTTTTCCTCATCAGAGAAGAGGCAGAAGCCGCATTGAAAGAATTATGAATATCAGAAGGAATAGGAAATGAAGATACCAAAATATATTGAAAAACGTATTGATAAAGGATCCAGAAAAGTAGAGACATAGAAAGGAGCCAGCCTCCGGCCGGGGTGACGTGTACACGGGCTTCTATTGGAGAAGATGAAAGGACAGTTAAATTTATTTGAACCGGATTTTATAAAGGACAGAGAGTGCACGAAGGATACTCCGGTGATTTATGGGAAACCAGATAAACCGGTCTATGGGACGGGAGAAAAACTCTGTCCAAGGGTTACTGGCAGGGAGGATTCGGAACATATGAAGAGCATTTTTCTCCCGAATCTTCTGCCATTGGAGGAATATGACTTTGTTGTGGTTCTGCTGTCTGGTGGTAAAGATAGTATCGCATGTTATTATAAGCTCCTGGAATTGGGGGTGCCGAAGGAGAAGATAGAGTTGTGGCATCATGATATTGATGGAGGGCATCCGCTTCGTAGTATGGACTGGAGATGTACGCAGAGTTATGTCCGAGCGTTTGCTGAAGCGGAGGGTGTCCCGCTTAGGCTGTCATGGCGTGTGAATGGATTCTTTGGCGAACTTTATCGGATTGGAGCCAGTGAGCCGATTGAATGGATGGATCCAGATACAGGGGATATTAGGCAGTGTCGATTGTCTAGGAATTATATCCAATGCAAGAAATTGAAAGAACGAGCGACAGAGCAGTTGGAAGAGGAATTGAAAAAGTATGGATATCGGATGAAGTTTCCGGCAAAATCTGGAGATTTAAGCCGCCGATGGTGTTCGGCATATTTAAAAATTGCGGTAGCCGATTCAGTAATCAGTAATCTCGACCGGTTGGAAGAATTGGAGAAGATTGGTGGGAAACGCCATAAGTTTCCTGCTAAGGGAAATGCGCACCAGGGAAGATGGTGTAGTGGAAGTCTAAAAGCAGCAGTACAGGATAGTGTGACTTCCAATCTGGACAGAACAAAAGAAAATGTGAAAGTGCTGGTAGTATCAGGGGAACGCCGTGGAGAGTCAAAAGGACGGTCAAAATATAATGAAATGGAGATTCACAGGACAAATGCAGAGAAGAAAGCGCACCGGATAGTTCACCAGTGGCGCCCGGTTATTGATTATTCGGAAAGAGATGTCTGGGAGGTCCTAAAAAGGCATAAGGTTAATCCGCACCCCTGTTACAGGGCAGGATGGAATCGCTGTAGCTGTGCGATGTGTATCTTTTCTACCCCGCGGTTATTTGCCGGAATTAAAGAATTATATCCGGAAGATTTTGAGTTGCTGAAGCAGGATGAAAGAATCTTAGGATTTACCCTTGATAATAAGTGTGATTTGGAAACGTTTATAAGTGATGCAAAATCTTGTGTATATTGGGGTGATAAGACGGCAATACATAGTTTGATTACTGGAGACTTTACTGTCCATGATGTGTACGTCAAAGGTAATTGGCTGTATCCGGCAGGAGCTTTTCATGGAGCGGAAGGAGGCCCTTGTTAAACTGGACATGGAGAAAAATATGTTTATAGGTTTACACGATGCCGAGAAAGATCACTTCAAGAATAAAAATTTTCCCAATTACGCCCTGATGAAGATATCTGCATGGCATAAAGCGCAGGGAGATGAGGTGGAGTGGTGGAACCCATTGAAAAGGTATGACCGAGTATACAGCAGTAAGATATTTGATTTTACTCCGGTAGATGCATACCTTCCGGAAGATGCGATTCGGGGCGGGACTGGATATAAAGATATTCAAATAGACAAGGAACTTCCTAGGGAAATAGATGATATGTTTCCGGATTATTCCATATATCCGGAATGCGATTTTGCTATCGGATACCTCACCAGGGGATGCCCGAACCATTGCCGGTGGTGCGTAGTCCCACGGAAAGAAGGAGGCATAAGACCTTACAGGACATGGGAAGAACTCGTGCGGCAGGACACAAATAAACTGGTCCTGATGGATAATAATATTTTAGCTTGCAAGCATGGGATAAGGCAACTGGAAAGCTTGACCGGGAGCGTATACCGTATTGACCTTAATCAGGGGATGGACGCCAGGTTGGTAGATGATGGGATAGCTGATATTTTATCGCGGATCCGGTGGATCCGGTTTATAAGGTTTTCTTGCGATCAAAAATCTCAGATAGAGCCGATCAGGAAGACAATAGAGCTGTTGGGTAAGCATGGGGTAAAACCTTACCGGATCTTTATTTATTTACTGGTGACGGAGAACATCCAGGATGCCTCAGACAGAGTGGAGGCGCTGAAAGAGTATAAAGCGATCAATCTGTACGCACAGGCTGAACGCAATGAAAGAATGGGGATTATCCCCAATAATATGCAGTTAGAATTCCAGAACAGGTATATATACGGTGGGAGTTACCGGAATGAGACATGGGAAGAGTATTGCGAAAGAAAAGGATTGGAATTCAGGTTGATATGAATAATAGCTAGATCTACACGGAGATGAGGGATAAGAAATGCGTAAGAATTTAAAAGAAGCCCGCCAAAAGGCAGGCATGACACAACAGCAGATGGCTGACAAATTAGAAATAGGGTTAAGGCATTATAAAAAGATAGAGAGCGGAGAGACCCTTGGAAGCATACCGCTGTGGGATGATATGGAAGATCTGTTAGGGATCAATCAACGTGTTTTGCGAGAAAATCATCCCGGCAGAGAAGATAGTCTGTAGACACGTCTAAAATATCTGCTATTTGGACAAGACCGTCTAGCGTTGGTTTGGCATCGCCGCTTTCGTATTTACGATAATTTCTAAGTCCAGTCTGTAAGGCATCAGACATTTGCTGAGCAGTTATACCGCGTTCTTTTCTGGTTTGGTTTAGCCGTTTAGAAAACATATATACCTCCTAAAAAACTCTTGACAGTGCCATAATATTACACTATAATCGGAATACAAGTAAGTGCCATTAAATGGCACTACAGACGCAAGGAGGGATTATAGTGAAGGTATTAGCTTTAGAAAACAAATTGGAAGACTTGGAAAATGATTTACTTATTATTTACGAAACAGCGAACGCCCTACATATCCTATTGAGCGAAGGTTCAGTAACGGCAGAACAGGCAGATACGGTGTTGTGGGGAATTACGAACAGTATTTCAAATTCTCTTGGAAGCATTAAGTGGTTAGTAGAAGAAACCATGAAAACACGTAAAATCTTGGAATCTATATGAGGAAGGAGTAGAGAAATATGAGGTTAATTGACGCGGAAGAATTATTGGAGTGCATAGATAGCATGGAGGTAGATGAAGATCTAGAAGATGTGATCAATGAACAGCCGACAGCTTATGACGTAGAAGCTGTTTTGGATCAGATAAAAGAATTGAACGAAAATGAATTCCGCTACGCCATTGTCGTAGGAATCATAAAAGGAAATATATTACAGTAACACATAAAAAAGACGGCTACCGCGAATAGCCGTCTTACATCAATCACGGTGTCAGTTTGCGATTGATTACATATCAATTATACCAAATCTGACACAAAAGGGCAAGGCATATTAAGCGGAAAAACCGCGGAAATAAGGGATTTTCGGAGGCTTTCCCGACCTTGTAATAGATAGTAACAAGTCTGCGAAAACCCAAAATACAGGCAGCAACAGGAGCGGTGTCAGATGGAGCGAGAGAAGCAGGAAAAGAAGGTTCAGAGAAGGAGAAAAAAGAAGAGAGGGATGGAGTATATCCCTTATGACTATGAAGCAGCATACGGGAAGCAGTTAGAGGATCTGCATGAGTGGTTTGTGAAAAGTATGCTTTCCTACAGGAAGAAAACCGTCTACGCTTTGAAAGAGATCAGGGCAGGGGAACAGTTTGAAGTAGAGATCTATCCTCAGTTTAAGAGCATGGATGAGGTGCCGCCGGAAGGAAGGAGCATCAAGAAAGATAACTCCAGGTCACAAAGGAACCTGAATGATAAAAATGCGAGGAAATATGTGGAGAGGCTGATCAACCGAAACTTCGGGAATAACGATATCTGGATCACGCTGACACTGGATGATGAGCACCTGCCGGAAGACGGCGATATGGATGCGGCCACTAAGATCATACAGAAGTGGATCAGGAGAGTCAACTACAGGAGACGCAAACTCGGGCTTAAGACCGCTAAGTACGTCTATGTTATAGAATACGACCCTTACGCAAAGATCCGGTGGCACTATCATGTGGTCATGGATGGCGAGATGGATATGGATACCGTGGAAAAGTGTTGGAAGCAGAGTAGCCGGAACGAGGTCAGGAGACTGCAGAAAGACGAAAACGGCTTATCCGGATTGGCAAATTATATCGTCAAAGAAAAGCACCGCCTGAAATCGGAGCGAAGGTGGAACTCTTCCAAAGGAAACCTGATAGATCCGGATATCCGCGTTGTACACTCCAAACAGCCGGAGAAAGGGAAGGGATGCTACAAAAAGATTGAAAAGTTTGTAAATACCATGGTCAGGGATCAGGACAGCATACCAGAGCAGATGAAGCTGTGGTATCCGGAGTATGATTTTACCAATGCAGACGTTTATTACAACGATTTTAACGGCATGTTTTATATACATGCCAGGATGAGGAAAAGGAGGTCGCAGGAACATGACGAAAAGGCGGCAGGAAAGTGCCGGAGGAAGACGTAAGGAGAGGCATAAAGGCAGGAAGGCGGGAAATCCGGTTATGGCAGCAGCCGCAAGGATCACGTGGATGTTTAAAGCAAAGGGGTGCCCGCATATCTGTTTATTTTGCGGATATTACAGGCAGTGCAGGAAAGACGGGATCCCGGGAGAAAGGAGATAAGCAGAGATGAACATGAAATATGCAAGGAGAAGCGAGGACACGGAACAGATCCAGGTGATGAATTGGGCGCACTGGCATACTGGGAAGTACCCGGAGCTTAAGTGGCTGCATCATATCCCAAACGGCGGCAGCAGGAACCGGGCTGAGGCAGCAAAACTGAAAGAGATGGGAGTCAAGGCAGGGGTATCGGATCTCTTCCTACCATGTCCTAAAGGGATCTATTGCGGGATGTATGTAGAAATGAAATATGGCAATAACCGCCATACCGACAGACAGAAAGAATTCCTTAATGACATGGCGGAGAACGGATATTTTGTAGTGACCTGCTATTCTGCAGAGGACGCGATCAAAGCCGTCGAAGAGTATGTATCCTTTCCGCACGACGTCATCAGGAAGGCGGCAAAGGAGTATGAGAAATTTTCGATTGGCGGAGCCATTGACCGATGCAGGATGAGCATACCGAACAACAGCATATTAAAGGACGGAAGAGCCAGGGGAGGCGGGGCGGACTAAAAATGATGCTGTATTACACGATTTATATAGCGAGAGGAAAAGAAAATAAAGAAACGGAGGAAGGATCCATGAAAACAATCGCAGTGATGTCACCAAAGGGCGGGATCGGGAAAACAACGACAGCCGATTCCATTGCCTACATATTGGGGGAAGAACAGGGAAAGAGGGTACTGATACTCGACGGGGACCCGCAGGGGGATACGTCAAAGACCTTCGGCTGCCATGAGACGGCAGAGACAGGGATGAGCAGGCTCCTAGAATGCCATGCCTGCACAGGAGGAGAGTGCCATACGTCGGAGCTGATCTGGGCAACCGCTTACCCGCATATTGATATGATCCCCGCCAATGGATATCTGGTACGCACAGACTTAAACCTTATGATAAGCCAGGAGGGAAACCAGGTTACAAGGCTTAAGGAGGCATTAGCGGAGGTGGAAGGGGAATACGACTATTGCATCTGTGACTGCGGACGCCTGTTTGACATGGTTGTGGTAAATATTCTGGTTGCATCCGAGTTGGTCATAGCGCCTATAAAAGTAGGTGGATATGAAAACGAGGCGATCAAAAGCCTCTGCGAACAGGTGGAAGACCTCCGGCAGATCAATCCGGATCTGCGGGTAAAAGGAATATTGACCATGCGGCAGAAGAACAAGACATCTCTTGAATTTGAGGAATACCTTCACACTGCATCCGGCATCGAGATGTTTAGGGCGCCGGTAAGGAGATCCATCATGGCGGAAAAGGCAACGATTGCGATGGCAGCAGTCCCGGCATTTGCCAAAAGAGGGATCGTGGCGCAGGATTACAGGGATGTCGTAAAAGAATTGCTTGAGGAAATGGAGGGATAAGAGTGGGGAAGGTAAAAGAGTCCATGCATACAGCGCCGTGTATGTTTTGCGGGCAGATGGTGCAGTTTATGGCAGATGATCTCCTGCCGGAAACGGAGGCACAGGAGCTTGCCACAATGCACTGCAGCTGTCCGGAGGCGGTAGACCACAGAAAGGAAAAGAAGCGGAAAGAAAATGCCTTGAAGAACGTCTCCAAATTATTCGGAGAGGACGCAGGGGCAGGTAAGAGGGTGGACGATGAGATCGTAGAGATCCTGATGGCAGCAGTCGAGGAAATCTACACCGGAGGGTTAGCAAAGGTCACATTAAACCTTCGCGGAGGCGTAAAAGCCTCCATATCACAAAATGCCAAAGGAGAGATCAATGTAGAGCGCATAGAGACCAGGAAGCAGAAATTGACGGAATAAGGGAAGGGCGGGAGATAAATGGACGGGCAAATGACAGACCGGGAAATCTGTATTTCCTACAAGGGAGCGAGAATACCAAATGTACAGATACAGATCTTAGCAGATCTAAATAGTGTAAACAAGATGGAGATCATCAGCATACTTGTAAAAAATAACATAGAGTTAACACGGCAGACAGTCCGGTACATGCACACGCGTTTAGACCAGTTGGACGGGCGGATCGCCAAAAAAGAATCGAAGTGCCGGGAGATAGACGCAAATATCCATTTCGGGCGGCTGACCCGATTAGAAGAGGAAATAAAAGCCGATGAACAGGAGTACCGTGACATTGCAAAAATATTAAGTATGGCAAAGAAGAAAGGCGGGAGGAAGTGACATGGCGAATAGTTTTACAGTTATGGACATGCTGAATAAAAACAGTATAGCAGGGATTGACGATTCGCCGAAAGCAAGATTTAGGACAAAAGATATCTCGATCTATAAGATGTACCGCAATGAGATGAATTTTTACAAGGTATCAGACATCGAAGAGCTTGCCGGAGATATCCTTATGCACGGGTTAAAGCAAAATCTTGAGCTTGTACATAAACCCTGCAGTGAGGGGGAATACCGGATCGTCTCAGGCGAGAGGCGTTGGGAAGCATTAAAAACCCTGGCGGCAAGAGGATATAAGGAATTTGAGATCGCAACGTGCAAGCTGACGTCACCGCAGGACGATGATGAGGAACAGGTAGAGATTATCAGTGCGAACGCTTACCGGACGAAACGGATCGCGGATATCCTGGAGGAAGAACAGCGGTTAAAGGCATCCCTTGAGCGCATGCGGGAAGACGGAAAACAGGTCAAAGGGCATGACTTAAACTCCGGGAGGCTGAGGGATGTTGTAGCGTCTATGATGGGCGTGTCGCGTACCAAGGTCGCGCAGATCGAAAGTGTGAACAACAATCTTATCCCGGAATTTAAGGAAGAACTCAACAAAGAACGCCTGACATTTTCCGCGGCTTACGAGTTGTCCGGAATGCCGGAAGATAAGCAGAGGGAGACGTATAACGCTTACCAGGCGGTCGGAGGGATCACGCACAAAGCTGTTAAGGACATAAAAAAAGAGGCGGCAGCAGCCAAACCGGAAGGCGGGCAGGGGCAGCAGCCTGACAGCGGAGCAGATCAGGGGAACCCGGAAGCCCATAAAGCATCGGGAGCGGTGTCAGAATCTGACACAAGAAAATACGTGTCATATGAGGATGCGGCAGTTGCGTATGGCATGGATCCGGAAGAACCGGAAGCTGACGGAATAGAGATGTGCGAGGAATACTATGGCTATTCCTGCAATATCGAGGAGACCATAAAAAAGCATTTTACAAAAGGCGGGTGCGTGGTAGGGTGTGCCGGATGCTGTAAACTGTGCCGGGATAAAGAGACGTGCGAATATACATGCGAAGCCGTATCGGAACAGATAGTAGGGAGACAGGAGAAAGAGTGGCAGCAGTCGCACCGTCCCGGGGATGATTATGAGACGCCGCATCCGGAAAGCATCACATCACTATGCTATTCCTGTAAGCGTTATTCCGACTGTAATGTAAAGACCGGGACCTGTAAAAAATGCGACCAGTACATCAATAAAGCGGAGGCGGAAAAGACCGAGGAACAGAGATATTACGAAGAGCAGGACCGTATTGACCGGGAGACAAGGAGAAAGCTCCGGGAGATGGCGGATGAAGAGAAGATGAATCATCTTCCGTCGGATGAAAGGAAGCAGGAAAGCAAGTTCCACCAGATCAAGATAGAGGCACGATATTTTGGGGATGTATGCGCCGGGAGAAAGGCTTTTGAGTTGCGGAAGAATGATAGGGGCTACAGGGTAGGCGATACCCTTGAAATGTTAGAATATAAAGACGGGAAATACACGGAACGCGCCGTCAGGGCAGAGATCACATTCGTCCTGGAGGGGCATACAGGATTGAAAGAGGGTTACTGCATCTTAGGGATAGAAGTGCTGACAGACTGGTATTACGCAAATGCAGAGGACGGGCAGCAGGATGGGAAAGGATAATGGATATGGAGGTAAAAAAGAAATGAAGATTACATCATCAAGAAGGCTTTCAGTCTGCAGGTATTGCGGGAGGAAGATCATATGGATACAGACAAAGGCAGGAAGGAACATGCCTTGTGATCCGGAGCTGATCTGTTACAGGATACCGGAGGACGGGAAAGGGTCGGAGAGGATCGTGACAGTGAATGGGGAAGTGGTATCTGCAGACCGGGTATATGGCAGGGAAGGAAATCTGTTAGGATATGTACCGCACTTTGCGACATGCGGGAAGAAAAGGTAAAAGTTTGGGAGGGAATAAAAGTGACGGAAGAATTTAAGAAATTATAAAAATATGACAGATGGAGGTTTAGGAGGTGTCACAGATGGCAGCAGGCAGTATAGATGAAGTGATCAGAGAAATCCTTCGTGACATGGATGCGGTAGCAGATGTACCGTGTGCGGATAAATACTGTGGAGATTGCGATGGGAAATGCGCAAGAAAATGGTGCGGAGGATATAAGCCAGGAAGCAGCAAAGCAAGGGAAAGTTTGTAAAAGCCGAAGGCAGCAGTCAATAGGAAATTCAAAAGTATAAGAAGGAAATCAGGGAGGGAATGCGGGTGCCGGATGTAAGACCGATAAATAAAAAGAAATATGAGATTAGCAAGCATCGCTTTCTGGAGCTCTATCATTATTGTATGCAGTACGGTGAATGGATAGATGAACTGAACGGCATGACAGATACGGTGAAGGGAATGGCAAATACAGAAGGGCCTCGAAGCGGTGGAGAACCGGGAAGTGCAACGGAACGCTTGGTAATCCGGAGAATGAAGCTTCAGGAGAAATGCGAGGCCATAGAGCAGACGGCGATAGAAGCAGACCCAGAACTGTATTCGTACATCATTGAGGGAGTAACGACCGAGTATGCAACGTACAAATACCTGAAACAGGTGAAAGATATTCCATGTGGAAAGGATATGTATTATGACCGAAGGAGAAGATTCTACTGGTTGTTGTCACAAAGAATTTAAAAATATTTTAAAAGAGCCGTAATCACAGGACAAAATTATGTGGTATTATGATATCGTCGAAAAAAACAAAAGAAAAACAAAGAACAAAGATAAGCCGCAAGAAGATACAAAAGAAGAAGAGACAGAGAGGGGCAGCAGTCATGAATGGCGGGCTGTCTCTTCTCTTTTGATGGGGTGATGAGATGGATTACCATGGAAGCCGATGGAAGAAGAAGCGCAAGAAGATATTGAGGTTAGATGGTTATGTGTGCAGGGTTGCGAAGATGTACGGGAGGACAGAAGAAGCGAACACGGTACATCATATATATCCGGCTGATGAATATCCTGAGTATGCATGGTGTGACTGGAATCTGATCAGCGTATCAAGTGCAAGCCATAATAAGCTTGAGAACCGCCTGACAGGAGAACTGACAGCGTTAGGGAGACAGTTGATGCAGATGACAAAGCCGGGGGTAGACTGGAGGAGAAAACAAAAAAAGTAGAAGCGTAAAGGTGGATGGAGATGATCCCCCCTGCCTGAGGGAAAAATAAATCCGGACGGGTCTACTGGTGGGGGTAGGTGTTTCCATATCTGAGCATTTTTTGAAAAAGGGGGGATAGGGGTTTGGAAAGTGCAAAAAGCAGAAAGATAAAGATAACAAAGGCATATAACAAAACCATAGAAAATATGCAGGTACTTGGAACATACAAGCCTGAATTTGAAGCCCCGGTAAGAAGATATGCAGAGATGCGGATACAGTATGATATTTTAAATGAAAAGTGGTATGAAGAAGGATGTAAGATAACAGAAGAATATACGAATAAGTCTGGCGCGAAGAACAGAAGGAAGACAGCGCTCTATCTGTCGTTAGAAACGATGCGCAGGGAATTGATTGAGTTAGAAAATATATTCGGCCTGACACCGAAGGGGTTAAGGGCGATCAGAGCGAAGGGACTGGAACCGAAAAAGAAGAGCGCGCTGGATAAGGCATTGGAGAACATGAGTGGCTAGATATAAGAATTGGGATGATGTGTTCGGATATGTGGATGGGATATTAAGCGGGGAGATTGTGGCGAACAATTACAGGGTAAAAGCATGTGAACGTTTTAAGCGGGACCTGGAGAACAAAGATTATGATTTTAACCCCGCAGATGCGGAATTCTGCATCGGAATCATTGAAAATACAATATGTCACCAACAAGGTGAGAAAAAGGACGGAACTTCATTGCGCGGGACTCCGTTTTTTTTAATGCCCTTCCACAAATTCATTATATACAATCTGTTAGGGTTCAAGCTGAGCGGCACAAAGATTAATCGGTTCCATGAAGCGCTGATCTTCATACCAAGAAAAAATGTAAAGACCTCTTTTGCAGGCGCCCTGGCATATTCCCTGGGTTTGTTCTACCGGATGTCAGGATCAAAAATCTATGTTGTGGCAGCGGCGTTAAAACAGACTTTGGAAACATTCGACTTTGTAAAATATAATATCCGGAACATGGGGGAAGAGGATGAGGACGGCGGTCATTTCCACATCATAGATAATAATAACGAACATTCTATCAGTGCAGAGATCGGCGGTGGGTTTATCGAGTTGAATGCCCTGGCGGCAAATCCCGATGCGCAGGATTCATTTAACTGCAATATTGCTATTGCGGATGAAATGCACGCCTTTAAAAAGCCGAAACAATACAGTCTTTTTAAGGAGGCAATGAAAGCGTATACCAATAAATTGATGATAGGCATCTCTACGGCGGGCGATGATCCCAACAGTTTCCTGGCAAAGAGGGTCAAATACTGCAAGAAGGTACTGGATGGAGAGATCCGGGATGAACAATATTTTATATTTATCTGTGAAGCGGATCCGGTGAAGGGGGGAGAAGGGGAAGAATACATAGACTATACGGATCCGGTGACGCATGAGAAAGCGAACCCGGCATACGGAGAGTCGATAAGACCCGAAGACCTGATGAATGATTCACAGCAGGCGCAGAACGATCCACAGCAAAGAAAAGATTTCTTTGAAAAATCATTAAATGTATTTACGAGTTCAATTAAGACATATTTCGACATGGAGAAAGTAAGGAGTTCGGATGAAAAATATAACTGGACGATAGAAGAATTGGCAAAATTGCCTGTACAGTGGTATGGAGGTGCGGATCTGTCGAAAAGGAATGACCTGACAGGCACGGCGATCCATGGGCGGTACAAAGATGTTGATATTGCGATTACGCACGGCTATATCCCGATAGCAGTTGCATATAAGAAAGCAGATGAAGACAACATACCCTTCTTCTGGTGGGAAGAGATGGGATGGCTTACGATGTGTAATTCAGAGGTAATCGATTATGAAGAGCCGGTAAAGTGGTTTGCTTCCATGAGAAAGCTAGGCTTCCGGATTAAGTGGGTCGGGTATGACAGGCGGTATTCCAGGGAATTTGTGCTGAAAATGAAGAAGGCAGGATTCAAAGTGCGTGACCAGTCACAACGATATGTTGAGAAAACTGAAGCGTTCAGGGAGATTGAGAACAAGATCACAGAACAAAAATATTACTATTGTCACAGCAAGGCGGCGGAGTATTGTATTGAAAATGTGAAAGCGATAGAAGATTCGGACGATTTTATAAGGTTTGAAAAAGTTGAGCCTACAATGCGTATAGATCTGTTTGATGCAGATGTGATTGCGGCAAAGCAGATGATGAAAGATATGGAAAAATCGCAAAAAGCAAGCCAATGGTTTGGGGAGGGATCATGAGTAAGAAGAAAAAGAAAGTAAGAGCAGAACCTAAGAAGAGGACAAGCGGGGCGTTCCTGTGCGATATGGGGAATTATGAGATGTTATGCGGGAGTGGGTATACGAGATTATCGGAAAATCCGGAGATCATGTCGGCAGTCAATAAGATAGCTGATCTGATCTCGAACATGACGATCCAACTTTTTGAGAATACAGATCATGGAGATGTAAGGATAAAGAACGCACTGTCGAGGAAGGTTGATATTGAACCGAACCGGTATATGACGCGGAAGACATTCATGTCCGTGCTTGTAAGGACTCTGTTACTGGAGGGGAAAGGGAATGTGGTTATCGTACCTGTCACAAAGGGCGGTCTGATAGATGATCTGGTAATTATGCCACCTGGGACGGTTTCTTTCATCCAGGAGGGATACGGATATCAAGCAATGGTAAATGGCATCGTGTATGGCCCGGAGGATATTGTACATATTGCGCTGAATCCGGATCCCTATTATCCGTGGAAGGGAACTGGTTATCAGGTAGCATTAAAGGATGTTGCGAAGACGTTGAAACAAGCGATGAAGACGAAGGATGGATTTATGGAATCCAAGTGGCATCCATCTGTTATTGTAAAAGTTGATGGATTAACGGATGAATTCTCCAGTAAAGAAGGAAGAAGAAAACTTTTGGAAGATTATCTTGAGACGTCAGGTGCGGGAGAACCGTGGATGATACCTGCAGAACAGTTTGCCATTGATCAGATTCGCCCGTTATCCCTGACAGACATTGCGCTTCCGGAATCCGTAAAGTTGGATAAAAGGACGGTATCTGCTATATTGGACGTTCCTTCTTTCGTAGTGGGGGAAGGAACATATAATGAGAC